GAACAATATTGATACCATTAGCAGTACAATTTGCTACGAATTCATTGTAAGATGCCTGAATAGTAGAGTATACCATACTACCAGATATATCAATCCATAGTGATACATATGTACCCTCAGGCACATCTGTTAGATTACAAATATCAAACCAACTAGAGGTAAAACTAGCATTACCATCATCACGTCTAACTTGAATACCACCATTTGCATATGGATCACTCAAATAGTTTGATGGCATTTTCAATCTGCTGAGTGGATACCTTATACCACCATTAGATTGTATAACTGCCTGTAGCAACCAGAATGTTCTAAATGGGAAGTTAGTACGAAAAGCAGCCCAATCATTAAACATAGTTTGTTCTGATGGAGATACCTCATCAATAAGAGAGATACAGTTAACTAACTGAGCAAGTTGTGCATTTGAAATCTTTGCAATTAATGGTGGTTCCTGATTAGGATCATCACTATAAAATACTTCACTACTAAACTCATTACTACCATTAAATCGAAATTCTGGATTTGGTTCCTCTGCTGCAGCAATCTTACGCATAAGAGAGTGTTTAGAATTACTACTTATGAGTCCTTGATTCTCATCAAAAGTGCTATTTCCACCAACACCTGGTAATCCACTTTGTCTTACTCCCTGCCAGACATCCTGGGAATTTTTATCTACCAGTACAGGATAATTTGCATGAATTTCTACTGGAATGTCAATGTCATCTATTAATATCTTCTCACTAAGAACTTCAGTCTCTGGTGAGATAACTGGGTCTTCGTCTATAAATTTATCTATTGATTGTGGAATTGTAAAGCTATCAGGACTTCTGTCTATGATATTTAAAAAAGTATCAGAATCTGATGCAGTGGTAGTACCACTAACATTTAAACTAACCGAAACTGACTGTGGTCCCTGATTATTCCATGGCATAGAAATAGCAACAGTACCATTTCTCTCTGTAGATGATGCTGGATCACCCAACTCTGAAGATGTTGCTGGTGAAATATTAACAGTAGTACCAACAACTTGACTACCATCCAAATAATTATATGTTGGTGTTATTTGGATAGAATTTGTAGCATATATTGTTTCATATCCTATATTATAAGTAGAATCTCCATACACTACAGAATTAGGAACAGTTAATGAACATATTGGTGCTTGCAACACAGTAACTGTAACACAAGTAGTTCCAGAACCACCACCAGGACCAAAAGCTTGAGCACACCATGTTGATGTATCACTAGGTACTACAATCTGATTACCTGTTTGATTTGAACTACTAATAGTACCAGAAATAAAACCAAAACTGGTTGTTGGATTTACACAATACCACGAAACAGTAGAAGATTGTCCGTTAATTATAGTTGATGGGTTTGCACTAAAAATAATTTGTGGTGCTGTATATGTACAACTACCATCATCAATTGTAGCACTTGAATCATAGTTATTTGCTAATGGGTCAGTACATCCTGTAGGGAGTATACAAGATCCATCATCTGTATCTGCATTTGGATTATAGTTTGTTGCTTGTGGATTAGTACACCCAAAAATAGGACAATTACCAGTTGCCATACCTGTATGCCTTCCATAGGCAGCAACCATTCCTCTTTCTGTAACACCACCATTAAAGATGAATGTGTATAAGGAAGTATTAAAGGTACTATTAGAACCAGTTCCACCATTAACAAACCCATTGCTCGATGAAACAAATCCATCATACCAATAGTTTGCACCACCTTCTTCAGCATACCTACCAAAGAATGAATCATACCAATAACTTATTTCATTAAAAACCCACGTAATAGGACGGCTAGGATCACTACTAGTACCACCTGGAAACCAAAATCTATCAGAGGATGTTGGATCTCCAGGAACTCCATTGGTACAAGTCTGTCCGTGTACATAGTAGTGACCGTCTTGAAATGCCATTTAGAATTCTACTGTACGAGTGACTAGTTTGGGTATGTCTGATGGTTCATTAGGTATACCCACAAGAGCATAATGAATCTCTTTTAATTTTTCTGGATGACGATGAGTGAATTTACCTTTAGATCTCTTTTCACCCTTAAAGTATTCCTCTTCAACCCACTTATAATCATTATCAGCAGTTAAAAGGATCTGCAACTGCAAATCTTGATCTGGTTCTCTCTGGTTATATTCTAATTCAACAACACAATTACTCTCATCTGCATAAACAAATTCTAAAGATAATGGTGGTATTGGATCGAAAGATTTTTGAGATGGTTTATTCATGTTATTATATCTTAATTAGATATTCTACAAGGGTGAATGGTGTTACAAGTTGATCTAATTTTTCATCATTAGAAATATCAACGTCAACATATGCTTCTACTCCAGTCATATCAACATCTTTTTGATCATATGAGTATACAAAATTATGTGCATATGTTGTAGGTCTGGTAATACTATGTTTGTGTATAGATTCCCTACCTCCTATTGAAGTGTACTCTGCAGAGTTCTGAGAACCTGAATTAGCAGTTTGTGCATCAAGGTCTTTACCACCAGTATAACCTATTTCATGTTGACCAGTATAATTTAGATACCTTTGGTTAGATGTATGTGCATGACCTTCAAAATTTTCAATATTTAACTCAGTTTCAGTGGTATTCCTGGCCAGATTATATCTAGGATTTCCTAGGAAAGCAACATCACCAGAAGGTACAATCCTCACATTACCAAGATAACTAGCACTTATTGTATCTCCAAAATTACTAATAACTTCAATTTGTGGTCCAACTCTATTAACTTTTGCCTGACCAACCAATCCAGTATCAATAAAATCATTTGAATACGCACCTGTACCTCTACCACCAGCAATTACTTTCGATCCCATATCTGGCAGTTGAAACTCACCCAGATCTCCAGTTGATACATCTTCATTCCTCAATTGTATATCATCTTTTTTAAACCTTGAATTATCACCAACACCCAACACACGTGATAATGCTAGAAAATCCTTTGCTTGAAGTTTAGATCCATCACATCTTAAATATCCTGCAGGTAATACTTGTTTAAAGTTTGCAGAACTAGGATCATTTCCTCCTACAATTGTATCAGTAGTGTGTACAATGATACTTCCTACCATCCCACCGTATCTTCCTCTGTGATTAGCGTAATTTGCCATTAGTATGCTCTGATAATATACAAAACGGTTAACGAAGGTTGACTGGTGTTCATACTAATTTCTAATGCACCAACATTACTTACATTATCTAGTATAGTAGTGACTGGAATATTAACATCAGCAGTCAATCTAGACTGAGGTTTTAAACTAGCTTGATCATAAAAGATAGATATTGGATCATGTGAATGTGCTTGAATATCAGTGCTTTGCCAATCTAAAGCACTACCAATATTACTTACAAATGTACCATAATTTACGCTCCATGCTCCAGCTGGATCTCCACCAGCATCAGGAGCAGGACTATAATTCCTCTGACCTACAGGAACTGTATAGTTACTTCCATATGAACCATAAGGAATAACATCACCACCCCGCATTCCACCATAAGGTCTACCAGTTCTGACCTTATCACTAATAAACTCATCTTTGTTAGTGATACTAGTCTCTGTTACACCTCTTGGACCAAAATCCTGATCCGCTGGATCCTCAGATAATACTTTCATAATTGATCTACCTGGCAAACCCGAACCAGCACCACTAAAGGAAGAAATTTGACCCCAAATAGTTGAATCTAATAACTCAACAGTTAGTGTGTCATCCTTATACCATCTCATACTAAATCTTGCCTCATCAAATTCATTACTATTGAATATGTTTGGAAGGTCTCTTCTATCATAAGAAGCATAGGTATATCTCATAGTGATATTATCATAGGGGACAACACCAAGTCCTGGTTTAGTTGGATCCGCATTCTGTAATGTATCATAAACACCAGGATGAGCATGAGGTCTAATATGTTGATTTCCTAGTTTTCTGCCAGCAATAAAAACTAGTTTTTCACCTGTACCATCAATAATAGTATTTCCAGTAATAGAACCAGTATAACCATTTCTATCGTTAAGTGTAAACTCAACGTCAGTTCTTACATCATTAAAGACACTAGGAATACCATTATCAGTATTCTCTCCTATAAATGGTTCAATTATTGGTCTAGCATCAGGATCAGAATCAATTGGATCACCAGTACCAGATACAGCATTAAAGTAACTACCTTCAATGTCCATCAATGTTTTACCAGCAACCAAATCAGGAAGAACAAATTGTCCAGTATATGCTGGAAATGCTCCTCCTAAATTCGATGTTCCCTGATTATAAGTATCACCAATAACTTGTACCAGCAATGGATAATCTTTTGCATCAGGTGTTGTTCCATCACAAATAATCCACCCGTCAGGAACTACACTAACGCCCCCTGACCAAGGCATAATAGTGCCGATAACGGCAGCCTTCATTGTTCTTGTTTCTTGGTAAAAAGGCATTTTCTTATAC